TTCAACAAGATTATGATAAAATTCGCTTTGCGATGTCTAAAGGGCCGTATGCCGCAGAAACAGGTTCCAGAGCCCTAGTCGTAAAATCCCAAACGGGGGTAGATGTTACCATCAAGACAGGAATTGCAGCCGCAGCAAAGGCATATGCAGAAGCCGCAAAATTAGAAACCGTAGATTTAAGAGGATATCAGGCGGCTCTTTCGGTAGTAGATCCAACACGCACACAAGTGCCCTTCTTTTACGTATCAGATTTATTGAGAATCATGCTAAGTGGAGTATGGAATACACTAGATTATAACATAGAACAATTTGAAACGATGGTTAACTGGGCAGTCGCGTATAAATCTCAGAAGGGATCTCATATGATGAAAGATGATTATGGTCGCGAGTATAATTTTTATGGCGATTTAGAAATCAGTGAGTGCACTCGGGAGAAAACGCTAAGCGATCTTATACGTTATAGAGAAATGTTTGGATCAACGAGATGGGTGCTTGGACCTATTGAGATTCAAGATCATTCTCAGCCGACCATAACCGAGCCAGCTAAAACAATAAATATCGGAGATATACCAGTTTCAGTTAAATACTATATGGAATTCTTAGCAGAGAAAGTTTCGTCTAAAGAAAGAGAGAATTACCCCATTTCTGTTTTTATTAACGATTTTATAAATAATCTTATAAGAAACTTTTTAAATGATGATACCTGTTTTGGATACTCAGTAAAACAAAAAACCATGCTTAATCAAGCTGCTATTACTTCTTACGCTAAAGAAGCCAACTACCGAGGTCGCCTAGACGAATTAGTCTGCAAAAATAAATTTGTAAATGATGAGGGGGATTCCGTTGCTGATATCAACTACGATCTAGATAAGGAGAAGGGAAAGGCATCTGGTCCGCTGAGGGTATCTGGTCCCCGCGACCCGCGACCTGTAGCAGACATCAACAAAGAGTATCAGTATATGGTGTATTCAGCCGGGCGATCAAGCCCTGCCGAATTGATGAATGGTAAGCGCTCCCAAGATGACGCGAGAGGAGTCTACCACTATCAGATAGGTCGAGACAAAGGAATGGTAAAAGACATCAAGTTAAGTAAAACGGATAGCCAAGGCCTCGCCGAGCTTCGTTTCGAGCAAGACGGGTATGATGGTCTAAAGCAGCTTCGTGTTGTATATGATGTGGAAATTACAACGTATGCTAATCCTAAAGCATATCCAGGAACCTATATATATGTTGAGCCCAAAGGGTTTGTTCCTAATGCAAGTAAAAAAATAAACCACCGACTTAATGTCACGGAATATGGTATTGGAGGCTATTATATGGTCTATAAATCAGAACATAGTTTTGCTGCTGGTCAAGCCGAAACGAAAATGTACGCAAAATGGGTGGCGCAGTTGGCAGCTGAAGCAGACAGTAAAAGCGGCAAAATCAATCCTCACAACATGGCAGCACACGATGCATCATCCGGAACAGGAGATCTATCCAAATGTTCACAGAACTAGACGCCCTTTCTCAAGGAGAGCAGCATGATCAATTCTGATGATGGAGGA